TTGGGTTCTATAAACCGTTTGAGCGCAGCCGGTCAGTGATAGACTTGCGATCAGTAAGATTGTCGCTTTCATTTTCAGACATCGCCTTATAAAAATCAGCCGCCTTTTGTTGCGCCTGTAGTTCATCCGTCAGAACTTTATTCTTCTCTTTTGCCCGTCCTTTAATCTGCCCAAAGACGTAAATAATGGGCAGAGCAAGGGCCAAGGTGGCTATGATGTAAGTCTTCACTTTGCCGAAGATACTAAACATCAACCCCGTCCTTTTGATCCTTCCACCGTGCGTATGCAGCCAGAGCGATACCGGCGATTGCACAGAGTAGGAAAACGGTCTTTAGGCTGTCAGCGTAGGCTACAAGCCCCTGTAGCTGTCCTGCCATTTCGTTCAGGCCGGTAGCTGCACCAGCAATACCTACACCGGCCATCGTCTTAGATTTACCTAGAGGTTTCTTGTCTTGTGCTGCAGGCTTCTGTGCCATTGGTACATCAACGTCATCGCTAGGTAGCTGTGCGTCCAATGTGAACAACGCTGCCTCTGCAGAACGGCGGCGTGTGAGGCCGGTAAGAGGCTGAAGTTTGCCACCAACCCGTGCCTTGTTCCAGCGCATCAATTGCGCCGGTACTGCAGAATAATCTCCAGCATTTAATTTCTTCCTCAGAGTAGATCCTGAGAAGGCACCACTACCAAGGTTGAATACGAACGACACTAGAGCGTCGAACTGGTACTGCGTTAAAGGTACATCTACCAGACGCTTAACATCGGCCTCGTAGATCTTCATGTCTTGCCGCAAAAGGTCTTCTGCCTCTTGCTTTGTAAGACGCATATTCTTCTTAACACCTTTAGTGTGGCCGTAGCCGATGGAGAGAATATTAGCCGGACAACGATATGGGACTACCATACCGTCTGGTCCTACTTTGTGCAGACCCTCAAACTTCTTGATTAAGTTAAGGCCTTGGTCAGAGATTGATTTAGGATGCATTATGTTTACCTCACGTTGCCGTCGAGGCAAAAGGCTGAGACCCGGTCATAATGCCGGGGCTAGAAGCTCCGCCGTAACCCATCTGATCCATCTGGCCCATTAGCTGATCAATATTTATACGGCTACGGTCTGTAATTTGGCCCTGTGCGCTAAACGTGGCAATATTCAGATTGTTATTTGTATCAAATCCACGCTGCGTGACGCTACCATTTTCGTTATTAGATTGCGGGATCAAACGACCTTCGCCGTCAAAACTGTCTGCTAATTTTGCGTATTCCATTGTCAAAGCTGGGTCCATATTTTGGCCTTCAGCTAGGATCACTTCCCTAATAGTAGACAGCCTCTGAAGCATGTCCTGCTTGGTCTGTTGCTGTCCCGCTGTCTGCGCCTGAACCCCAGAACTAATTTGTTTAAAAGCAGCACCGAAGTTGGTGACCATGTTATCTTGATTCCGCATTGTTTGCTCGGTGTTACGAGCAATAGAATCGTTTTGCTGGGAGGTTGCATCGAAGTTACGATTTAGATCGTCACGAACCTGCCCGAAACCTCCGGTGACTTGATTTACAAGGTCAGCTCGTGCTTGGGTCGCAAGCGTAGTATCGTCGGTATACTCAGAGCGGAAGTCAGAAAAGTTATCCTGCAAGCCGCCTACTGAACTTTGAATATTAGCCTGACCATCGGCCAACCCACCGTAGTAAGTATTTGCTCGATCAGACATGCCCTCTAAATATTGTTGCAGGCTTGTTTGACCCCCAAGTACATTAGCAGAGAGGTCCGTAATGCTCTGGTTCTGTGTATCAAACTGTGTGTTTACATTATTGTTAACCGAAGCAAACCCCGTGTTCAGGTTGTCGTCTACCGCATCAAAACGGTTTGTCATATTACCAGACAGATCCGAAACGCTGTTCTGTATGTTTGTCTGGCCCTCTGAAACATCGTTAAAGGATTGGTTCATGTCGCTGAAGCCAGAGTTTACAGAACCTTGTACGCCGGACAAGTTGCTATTCACAGTAGCAAATCCAGTGTCAGTCACACCTTCGAGGCTACCAATGCGGTTTTCAATGCCAGAGGTGTCTACTGTTTGGTTGACCACCTGTGTCTGCGGTATAGAAGCGATCTGATTACTAAGGTTGCTCTGACCCGTGGAAAGGCTGTTTTGATTAGACAACATAGTATCCTGATTGCCCATCATCGTATCTTGATTGCCCGTCATCGTGGCTTGGTTGCCAGTGATTGTCTCACCCACAGCCGCAGTTTCTGCAAAACCGGCATTAGTGTTCTCGTTAACAGCGGTCACGCCGCCCTGAACACTTTCGTCCACTTGTGCCGCAGTAGCACCACCGCCACCGCCCTTATACGCAATCAGACCAGAAGCCCGTGGGTGTAGATACCGATAGGGCATAAAAGGGTTATACAGTTGCATCTAAATCTCCATGTCGAATACATAATATTGAGTTTTGTATTTGTTGCCTTGCCTAGAACTGAGCGTCTGAAGGCGTCTTAACCAGCCCTTGCGCCCCCATACCTGAAGATGCGAACAGCCGTTCTTTTTGGCAAAGTCCTCAAACAATCTGTGATCTGCTTCGACCTGCTTGAGTGAAACACCGTTAGTGGTGTTGGTGATAATCTGACACGTTTTTACGTTCTTCTGCGTCAAAAATCTAAGGGTTGTTGTGCAGACTATCTTGCTATCCGGGTCCAGCGTGATCCACACAAAGACTGTGCCATTGATGGCGTCCTTGAAGAGATCAAATACAGACATCTCATCGATCCCGTGGGACAGTGCTTTGTCTATGTCGCCTTGTATGGAAGGCCATACATGTAAAACTTCTGGGGGTGTTAGCAGGACAGTCCGAAACTCAGGGGTTTCTTCTGTCATCGGTGCCTAAACTGATTGGTAATACTATGTAAAAGTTTAGCACTTAGTTGGTGTATTAGCAAGCGTTAATTAAAGGCAGTTTATGGTTTAGTAGGCCAATCAGAATCTTCAAGGAACGGCCAGTTACTGTTACCAGAAAGGTCTCTAAGGTTTGTTCTGTAGGTAGACCATAAAGCTTTTAGATCGTCAGTTAACGGAGTGTCAGCCGCTTGCGTCCAATCACTTTCCATCAAGAGGGTGTTCCGCTTGCTTCGGGTTATGCTTGCTTCGATCTCAAAAACCTCTGGAAATTCAGGGGCAACCTCCACAGCTTCTTCATCTGGAGTCGTTGGGATAGACAACGCACCCTTAGATTCAGATTTTAAAAGATTCTGATTCGCTATCACAAATGCTTCAACCATTTCTTCTGTAGTAAATCTAAAAACAGGTGAAGTCATTGATAAGAAATCAAAGTTAGGAATCTTGATGTGACTGCTTGCAACAAACGTATTAGGCGTGAAGTCGCTATCGCTATCAGTTACCTCCTCTGGTGATTGGGAGCCAAAAACCAAAGTAGAAGTCAAGTCATCATGTATGGTTAATTGATACTCGTGCATTACTTTTCAACCCCCACTAACATAGTAGTGCCGCTGTTGTCAGCCTTAATTACATCGCCCCCGTTTAAGGTGATAGGTAGATAGGCATGTTGAAAATAGCTGCTGTGATAGGGCCAAATCAGTTGAGTCCCGTTAATATAACCGGGTCCCGTACTACTGTTATTCCACAGATGCCCTTCAAAAGTTTTCCCGGCCGGGACCGTATACATGACTGCCTGCGATGATCCTGTCTTTGCGATGGTAGTGCCGCTTCCTGCTGATAAAGCCATTATAGCCTCCTTATTATGTTTGTTCTATTCCGGTGATTGTTACTTTTACATCTGCGTTAGTTAGACCCGCTGCGCTTGCTACAGAGGTAGGAATAGGATGTCCGTAGTGACGCCAAAGATAGCCAGAGGAACCTCCTTTATTTCCAAATTGAGGGTCTTCAGTATATGAATATTTTAGATTACCTGTTGCATCTAAAGTATACATTACATTGTTTGTATCTCTGTACCGAACACCACCAGTGGCTGTGTAACCGAGTTGCCCTCCATGAAAGTTTTGATACAGTCCTAGCGCTGTAATGTTATTGTGTTCCGCCCAGTCAGAAGAAGCTATTTGCTTTCTAGTATTTACGGCAGAAGGGGCTGCTGATCCAGTACTACCTAACATTTCGGACCAAGACCACGGGCCTTTAACCTGTGTAAGATTATTAGCTCCATTATGGTAGTATATATACCAAGCATCGTTTGAGTGATCTACTGCCAATACAAAACTACCGTGGGTAAATTGCAGAGCAGCTGGTAGGTGTGCCTCATAGAATGCACCTGTGATAGTATTCTTGATGTATATAGAGCCAGAGTAGCCGCTACTAGGCATGTAACAATACATATCGTGGTACACACCACCTCTGGGGTACGAGGAAGTAGGGTGTGGAGAAGGGTGGGAGCCGCTAGTCCACCAAGGGCTTGCTGTGTGGGTAGTCACGCTATAAGTTTGTGGGTATATATAAGGCTGATGTTGCTGAAAAGTCGAACCATCCATACTGAAAAACCTGTCGTAGGAAGCAGAACGGCTTGAGCCTGATGCTGAGACTTCCTTTCTAAAGTCACGAAAGCCAAAAGTCTTATAGTTTTGGTAAGTCATTTGATAGTTATTAGCAGGGCTATATCCAAGCGTCCCTCCAGTTTCTAGTGCTCTGGTTGCATGGAAAACTTGTACAGAGTTATCATCATGTGCAATGTAGTGAATGTTATTTGTCCCGCCTTGACTAGGACCCGGCTTGTATAGATCAATAATTTGGCTAGAGTAAGACAAAGACCCAACAGTTTCATTGGATTCCCATTGAAATTGTAGAGATGAGTCTGAAGTATTAACTGCGTTACCCGCAGAATCCTCTATGTAGGAGTAATAACGAAGTTTTGTTCCGTCATTACAGACGCCAATTACTTTTTCGGCTACTATAGGAAAGTCATTAGTTTTCAATTTAAGTACCGAAGTCGGTGCTAGAATTTGATGTCCTTCTAAAGTTACAGAACCTCCTGCACCTACCTTGACGCCTCCGATGTTTACACCGTCCAACTCAAGATAAGTATCCTTTAGTGCAATATCAGGTGAGGTTACGCTAATACTTTTTATAACTTTATTATTGCCACCGCTTAATAGCGTATGCTCACCATCGTTTAGATTACTTTGGTTTAAAGTACTGTCAAACAGCTTTTTAAATGCCTCTGCCATGTCGTATCCTTAGCTTGCAGTGTAACCGAAAACACTGATGTCAAAAGTTGGTTGACTTATTCCAGCGCTACTCATTTCTGAGGCGCTCATTTTACCCATAGTGCGTTTCCATAGATAGTCGTTATGGGGCGTAAAGTTATCTATACCCTGAAAAGTAGAGTGCGTGTATATAACGCTACCATCATAATCACAGGCAACGT